CCCAAGGTAACTATTCACGAGGACCCCGCAGACGCCGCACTCAAGCTGGCAGACGCCCGCGTCGCCATGGACGCGCTCCGGGACGACCCGGAGGCCATGCAGCAGCTGGCCGACTACGTCCTGAAGATCGCAGCGGAGTGCCATGTCTGACCTGCTGACGGAATCCCTGCCCACCGTATGGCACGGGCAGGCCATCGACCCGGACTTCCGGCACATGGTGTGGCTCTGCAATACCTACCGGCGCGGGGCCGGTGATGACCCACTGGCGCTGGCCTGCCGTGCCATCCGGCGGTTTTACCGGGACCCGCAGCCGCTTCTAGCAAGCACGCAGGCGTGCTCTGATGCATACCAACATCTGATCGAGTTCTATCAGGCGGGGGAGACCGCCGCCGAGGGGCCATCTGCACGCGGCACCGGTGCGGCAGCTACACTGCCGTTTGACTATCACTGTGATGCCGCGTACATCATCGCCGGGTTCCAGCGGCTGTACGGCATCGACCTGACTGCCGAACACATCCACTGGTTCCGGTTCCGGGCGCTGCTGCGGGGCGTGATCGGTGAGGACTGCATGTTCAGCCGCATCATCGACTGGCGCACCGCCGACCTGTCTGAGAAAAGCCCGGAGGAGCGTCGTGTCTATGAGGAGCGGCGGGAGATATTCGCGCTCCCCCCGGAACTGAGAGGGGGTGCAGCCGTTGCCGAGACCGTGGACGAGCACAACAGTGCCTTTATCGCACGCTTCCGGAACCGCTGACCGCACTCCCGTCCCCTGCCCCTACTGCGGAAAGACCCTCCCGGTATGGGCTGTATCCGACGCCAGAGCAAGCGGTGTCTGGGTCAAATGCAAAAACCCGGCCTGCCGCCGGGAAGTAGAAATCAAGTTATAACAGCCTGTGCCCTTGTGCCCGCGCTTTCCGATTGAGAGGTGGACACAAGTGGCAGATTACAGCATTACCGGCGATACCCGGCTGGACACCAGCGGTTTTACAAACGGCATCAGCAGCATGACGGTGGCCGCCGGTAATCTGATCTCCGATCTGACCAAGACCGCCGCCACCAAGCTGGAGGGTCTAGCAAAATCCTCGGTCAGCGTCGGCATGAATTTTGACGCGTCCATGTCGCAGGTAGCCGCCACCATGGGCACCACGGTGGATCAGATCGACAATCTGACCAAGGTCGCCAAAGAGATGGGCAGCACCACCAAGTTCACCGCTACACAGGCGGCGGATGCTCTGAACTATCTGGCGCTGGCCGGTTACAACGCAGATAAAGCAGCAGAGGTGCTTCCCAGCGTGCTGAATCTGGCCGCTGCTGGCGGCATGGACTTAGCCTACGCATCCGACCTCGTCACCGATGCTATGGCCTCGCTGAACATCGAGGCCAACAAGCAGAACGTGGAAGACTTCGGCAACAAGCTGGCCATGGCGGCCAGCAAGGCCAATGCCAACGTTTCACAGCTGGGTGAAGCCATCCTGACCGTGGGCGGCACCGCCGCAAACCTGAAGGGGGGCACCACCGAGCTGACCACGGCGCTGGGACTGCTGGCGAACGTGGGTATCAAGAGCGCGGAGGGCGGCACCCATCTGCGCAACATCATCCTGTCCCTCCAGTCCCCTACCGATGACGCCACCAAGCTGATGCAGAAGCTGGGGCTGCAGGTCTACGACGCGCAGGGCAACATGCGCGGGCTGAACGAAATTCTGGGCGACCTGAACGGGGCCCTAGACGGCATGACGCAGGGCCAGAAGGACAGCATCATCAACCAGCTGTTCAACAAGACCGACCTCGCCGCCGTCAATGGTCTGCTGGCAGCACAGGGCGAGCAGTGGAACACGCTGGCCGCACAGATCGACAGCGCTGACGGTGCCATGGGGCAGATGGCAGAAACTCAGATCGACAATCTGCAGGGTGCTATGACCATCATGTCCTCGGCGTTCGAGGGAATGCAGCTGGCCGTCTATGATGAGCTGGAACCCGCCCTGACTGAAGCGGTCAAGTGGGGCACCGACTGCATCAGCACCCTGACCAACTCCCTCACAGAGGGTGGCCCCGAAGCCATGCTGGCCGCTGCCGGAGAGATCATCTCCGACCTTGCGTCCGGCATCGCGGAGCAGCTGCCCGGGCTGATGAGCACCGGCGTGGAGATCATCACCCAGCTGGCCGAGGATATCGTGGAAGCTACACCGGCCATGCTGGACACAGCTGCCGAAGTGCTGGGCACTCTGGCACAGGGGCTTGTGGACAACATCCCAAACCTGATCGCCAGCGCCGCTGAGGTCATCGCCGGATTTATCGGCTACCTCGGCGACCACGCAGACGAGATAATGACCGCAGGCCTGCAGATCATCGAGAGCCTCATCATCGGCATCACCGATAACCTGCCGGGTCTGATCGAGGCCGCAGGCGCGACGATTGCCAAATTCGCCGCCGCACTGATCTCCCATCTGCCGAAGATCCTTGAGTGCGCTGCCGCCATAATGACAACCCTTGTGGACGGCATCATCTACAGCCTCGAAAATCTGGCCGAAGCCGCCCTCGCCTGCGTGGCAAAGCTGGTGGGCGTCTGGGATGGCAGCATGGACGAGTGGGGCCATATCGGCGAGAACATCGTTCAGGGCATCATCAACGGCATCGCGTCGATGTGGAACCGGCTGACCTCGTGGGTCAGCGGCCTGATCGCCAATCTGGTGGGCACTGCCAGCAATGCCGCCGTCAACGGCATCACGCAGAGCACCTCTGGCTCTTCCTCTTCCGGCTCGACGAGCGCCGGGGCGATGAACCGCGACCAGCGACGTGCCGATGCACTGGCCGGAAAAGGCATCAGTAATAAGAGCTGGACCGAACGTCAGGAAGAAGCCAAAAAGGCCGGTAAGGAGACGGCAGCATCGATTACTCAGTCGGCAAACAACGCCGCTGCTGCCATCGACAAGTCCGGCAAAAAAGCATCGAAAAGCGCCAAAAAATCCACCGCCGAAGTGGTTAAGTCCATCTCGGACACCACGACCGAAATCGACGGCAAGATCACCCGCACCACCGAAAACATCACCGAAACGCTCTCCAACGGCAAGACCCAGCAAAAACAGGTCATCACCGAGACCTCCCGCCAGATGGTGAACGGCGTCCTCAAGGACATAAAGACCATCACCGAGATCAACGAGAAGGGCCAAAAGACCGTCAAGCAGACCATGGAGACGGTGCGGGAGCTGGCCAAGACCGTCACCGCCACCACCTCCGGCATTGTGGACGGCGTCGAGACCACGGTGCAGACCGTCACCGAGACCCTCACCGACGGCACCGAGACCCAGAAGCGGGTCATCACCACGGTGCAGGATGAGATCGTGAACGGCGCTCTCGTGACCGTGCAGCGGGTCAAGACCATCTCGGCAGACGGCACCGAGCAGGTGGCCGAGCAGATCAAAGAGTCCGCCGCCGAGAGCTTCGACGGCCTGTGGAAGGAGATCCAGACCGAGGCCAACACCGGCGTGCTTGGCACCTTCAGCGACCTCTTTACCGCCGTTAAAAATCAGGACTGGGCGGGAATCGGCCTGTGGGTGGCAAAGACCCTCTACGGCGGCCTGACCGCCGACCAGAAAAAGCAGATCGGCGACTTCGCCCTCGGCATGGTGGGCAAGCTCAACGAAGCGCTGGGCGGGATGCAGACCGACCTCGCGCAGAAGGCGTGGGACATCGGCACCCAGATCGTGAAAGGCCTGACCGGCGGCTTCAACGATGTCTGGCAGCAGGCACAGACGCTGGGCAGCACCCTGACCGACATCTTCAAGGGCCTGAAAGCCCCGCTGTCTGCCGCCGCCACGGCCATCAGCAACGGCCTGAAGGGCGGTCTGCTGTCCAGCTTCCCCACCATCTTTGCGGGCGTGGCGTCCATGGTGGGCACCATCGGCGCGGCCTTTGAGGGAATGCTGACCGCCATCTCCGCCGCCCTGAACGCGACGGTGTTCGGCATCCCCATGGGCCTCATCGTGGCGGGGG